CAGGTGCATATAAGTTTGCATCTGCGCGTAGTGCTCGGGCTTCGCCTCTTTGACGCCCTTGTCGCGCACATTCTTGAAGCTCTTCTCGTTGTGCGTCTTCTGCTCGCTCACATGCGGCGTCTTGGGCGCCTCAACCAAACCCTGGACCACGCCATCGAGTGAGCCGCCAAAGTGACCGCCGACCGCCTCAACGCGCCATTGCTGATTGGTGTCCGGGTCAACGTCCCACACGCTGAGGCCAGCCTGGCGCAGCAAGAAGTTAAACACCTCTTCCTCGCGGGCGCCGCGATTAAACAATCGAAGCAGGCGAGCAGGATGTTTGGTTTGCGAAGCCCAACGAAAAATGAACCACAGCTTTTTCTGGCACTCATCACCGATCAAGCTTGCGCCGAGGTGGGCGCGGCCAGCACCGCTGGCCTGCGCCTCCTCTGTCGCTCGCTCCACAAGTTTGAGGGTGGTGTGCTGCTCCTCCGGCAGGGCAACCATGACCTACTCCCAGGGCTTCTTGCCGGGCACTGACGCAGGCGCGGCAGCGGGGGTCGCGACAGCAGCAGGGGCTGCGGGCGCTGCGGCGGGCGCGGAGCGGCCGGCCGGGGCGTAGGCTTTAATTTCGTTGCTGTCTTCGTAGCCGTTGTCGCCTTTACGAACGGTGACGGTGATCATGACTTCTTTGTAATGTAGCTGCTCGGTGTCATCGATCTTGTCGAGGCCAACTGCACGCATGATGCTCGCAAGGTCTCGCTTAGCAATATCGACAGCGGTGGGGTTTGGATTCACTAGGTTCAAGCGATCCCAAATCTTTCGATCGGCATGCTGACCGTCTGTGATCTCCCAAACCAACTGCAGGTACTGACCAGTGCCAGCGCGCGTTGGCTTCATCTCACTTTCAGTGATCATTGCTTTGTAGTCGCCCGCAGGGATTGGGGCGTACTTGCTCGGTGCCGGCGCCAACTCGGGCGCGCTCGTTACGTCAAATGCAAAACTCGTCATTTCGTTTCTCCGTTGATTGCGGTTGCTATTGCTTCTTGGAAGGCCGACCAGGAAAGGTCGATCTCGTCGGGTAGCCCGTAGCGATTCTTCGCCACGAAGCCAGGCTTCTCGTTCGCGCACAGCACACGCTCGCCAGTGCTCACGCCGCGCACGCGCGTTTGTCCAAAGCCCTTGTCTTCTTTCTTCGTTACCACTACATGCTTTGCGAAGAGCACAGCATCGACGCTCTCTTGGACTAGACCGCTAGCTTTTGCATGCAGCTTTATTTCGTATCGGTCGTAGGTGTCGGAGTCAGGCGACTCAAACTTACGGATGTGGGTGTGCGCGATCATGATGATCGCCATGCCCTTCTTGGCCCGGAGTGCGTTGAGCGCTGCCATCAGCTCGCGCCAATAGTCGAGAGCAAACACGTAGCCCTTGCCGTAGCCCAGCTTCTCGATCGAATCGATGCCTTGGGTCTTACACACTTCTTTCCAGATGATCGGCTCGAGGTGATCAAGACTATCGATAACAAGCGTTTCATAATCGTGCTCGTGCTCGATGAGGCTCGCGATCGCTTCAAGCATCTCCGAAAAATCTTTCACTTGCGGGAACGCATTGATCTCAAGAGTGCCTTCGCCTGATTCGGTTTGCAGGAACACGGGGTTGGGGGCTTGCGCGCCGAGCGTCGTCTTGCCGACGCCGGCTTGTCCGTACACCACAATAAACGGCGGCTTAAGGCCGCTCGTCTTTTTGACTGCAGAAAGATCAAACGCCATCGGTCACCTCCACAGTCACGTTGGGTTTTGCGGGGGTTGCAGTCAAAGCGTCAGCAAAGATCGAGTAGACCTCTGGCTCGTTGTTGCGCAGATACTTTAAGCGGGGCTCGTCGAGCAGCTCTTTCACTTTCAGCGGCAACAAAGCCTCGGGGATTTTCTGACGCACCTTGAGGAGCTTCGTGCCGTCGAGTTTGTAGTTCGTTTTGTTCTTTAAAACGACCTTCTTTCCGAGCGGCGTATGCGTGGTCGCGCTGCCGTCGTCTTTGGCGTTGAGAAGGGGAATTAAATTCTGTTCGATTCGCAGAAGCTCAGCCTGGTTGCTAGCGATGAGCTGCTTCATCATCAGCCACTGGTCGGCTAATGCATCGATCGAAGGTTGGTTCGTTTGTGTCGCGTGTTGCATCGTCTCTCTCCGTTTACGTCGTGTAAACGAAGAATAGACGATCTATGTATTATATGTAAACCATTTTTTTACACTAAGCGCGAGCGGTCTCCTTAACGGCTTGCAGCATTGGCCAGGCGATGAAGATGCCATTCTCTTTGGAGTACCAGCGAAGCGTTTCGTGCAGCGTGCGCGGGAGGTACTTCACATGCACTGCGCCTTGGTAGCATACGCAGATCGACAAGGTGTAGCCCTCAGAAACGAATACTCCGTTTGTTTGCACGGATCTTTGAAACACGTCATTTGTTTCTATCGCTTTTTGGACTGATCTATTGCTCAGGAATCTTTCCCAGCTCATCGGGCGGTGAGCGATCTCATGCAGATCAGGCCGCTCTTCTGGGTTGATGACGAAGTAGGTCGTGCCATAGACGTTAGTGCCTACCTGGACTAGGTCACTCAAGAACGTTTCATCTATCGCTTTTTTTATTTCTCTCTCAGCAATTTTTTTACGCATCCATTTTCGCTCTATTGTTTTGTCGAGCCTTGAGGAACGCTGTCTTTACCGCCAACAGAGCATCGAATTCCCCATCGGTTAATAAGTCTAAGTCTCCGAACTTGTCCGCTCTCGTCCCCTTCGATGTGCTTTCGATCAGCACATCCTCGAGCAGCCAGCTTGGCGCCACGTTAAATAATTTTGAAATCGCCGCCACTGCAGATCGCCGAGGTAGCCTAGATAAATCTTTTTGGAGCGTAGATTCCCACCGCGCAATTGCTGCATGGCTCGTGGGTTCTCCAAGCCGAGTTAGCTCGGCCGCCATCGTGCGCAGGCTCATCCCTCGAGCCTCTCGGAGATTTTTAAGTTTTTCAGAAAAGGTTTTACTCATCACACCTTCCGTTTGAAACGGGCAAAGGAAAATAGTGTAAACGTTTGGTTTACGTTAAGCAACACGCTGTACCTTTATGGACTTTGCTGGACGTTATTGGGCCTCCTCGGACCTTCTTAAACAAAATGTTTACACGTTGTAACGTTATGAGTTACGCTTGCCGCTTCTGTACGGAGGCAAGACATGACCCCAAGTAAAGTATGGGATGAAATTAATATCGCTCAGTTAGCGAGCAAGCTGGATGTGACTCGAATGGCCGTCTACAAATGGCGGCGATCCGAGCGAGGAATTCCTGACCGCAGGATCCTCCAAATCGAAGAGGCAACAGGCATCGACAGGGCAGAGCTTCGCCCCGACCTATACAAAAGATGAGCGGGGCAATAGCGATGGATCGCAAGGAATGGGCGTGGGATCTATGGCAGCGGGGGCTCACCGTCTTACCCGCGCATCCAATTCAAAAGAGGCCCCTTGTCAGTTGGGAGCGATACCAATTTGAAGAGGTCAGCGAAGACCTCATGAACTATTGGACCAGCTCTGCAAAATTCAACGAATGCAATTGGGCGCTCGTAACCGGCAAAGAATATGTCGTTGTCGATGCTGACTCTGTCGATGCCATGATATGGGTGGATAACAATCTGCCCTACACGCCGCTGAAGGTGAGCACGAGCAGAGGCAAGCATTTCTATTTTAAAGCGAACCCTGAATGCCCGGTTCGATCGAGCGCAAATCCAGACTCAAAGATAGATGTTCGCGGACAGGGCGGCATCGTCATCGCGCCAGGCTCGATACATCAGAGCGGCAAGACTTACACGATCGAAAAAGAAATCGGCATCGATGATCCGTTCGATGGCGTCCCGATGTGGCAAGCAAACTTTGCCGAACTAATCGACGCAGAGAACAAGCCCACGAACGTCGTCGCTATCCATGGCGGGGCTTCGAGCGCGCCGCAAGGCGGCTGGCACGAGCGCATGATCAGGGAAGTCGGCAGCAAGGTGCTGCGCGACTATACCGATGAAGAGATCCTCGCTGAGGCGCCCGCATGGACAGAGCCGGGCTACACGGTCGAAGAAACGCTCGAAGAGTTTCAGGTGGCGATCGATGGGGCTCGAAAGAAGTGGGCTGAGACCATCGAGCGTAGGAGGGCAGAGAAAGAGAAGGAAGTCGCGACAGCACTAGAGGCGCGGCGCGCAGCGCTGGCGCCGAGGCCGTTTGTCCTGGCAGACCCGGCCGCTATCCCGCCGAGGCAATGGGTGTACGGGCGCCATTACATAAGACGCTTTCTGAGCGTGACGGTTGCGGCGGGCGGCTCGGGCAAGACCGCGCTCACGTTAACTGAGGCGGTGGCGATGGCAGCGGGCAAAGACTTGCTCGGCACCGAGACGCCACCGCGCAGGGTTTGGGTCTGGAACCTCGAAGACCCGCTCGAAGAACTGCAGCGACGCATCGCCGGCATCTGCCAGCACTACAACGTCAAGCAAGAAGATTTTGCGGATCGGCTCTACGTGAACAGTGGTCGCGACAGCAAATTGCTGATCGCCGAGAGCGAGCGCGGCGAAGCCGCGCTGACGCCTGCAGTCGAAGAGATTATCGATTTCATTAAAGAACATTCGATCGACGTAATTATTGTCGATCCTTTTGTCAGCTCGCACAGGCTCAACGAGAACGACAATGGCCAGATGGACCTAGTCGTCAAAGCCTGGGGGCGAATCGCAGACCTCGGCAACTGCTCAGTCGAGCTCGTTCACCACGTCAGAAAAGCGCAGGCAGGACAATCGGCCAGCTATGGCGACGCTCGCGGAGCGAGCGCGCTGACGGACGCAGCCCGGCACGTTCGCCGGCTTCAGAGAATGACAGCAGAGGAAGCGAGGCTTGCCGGGATCGACGAGCGCGAGTTCTGGCAGTACAGCAGAGAAGCCGACAGCAAAGACAACCTGGCACCGCCAAGTCGCGACAGCTCATGGCGGAAGATGGTGAGCGTGGAGATCGCGAACGGGGACTCGATCGGCGTGATGGAGCCCTGGCAATGGCCGGATGCGTTTGAGGATGTGACGGGCGAGGACTTGGCGCGCGTTCAGACGCTCGTGCGCGACGGCGAGTGGCGCGAGGACGTTCGCTCGAAGAGCTGGGTCGGGCTTGCGGTGGCGCAGGTGCTTGACCTCGACGCGAGGGACGAGAGCGTCAAGAGCAAGATAAAAACGATGATCAATACGTGGATTGAAAACAAAGAGCTGAAGGTAGTGGAGCGACCTGACGCGCAAAGGCACATGCGCAAGTTTGTAGAAGTAGGAGAAGCTCCCTCATGGATGATGGATTTTTAAGATGCAACGTATGCAAAACCGACAAACCCGAGACCGATTTTTACCCTAGCGAAGCCACGTTAAAGGGCTACAAGCGCTGCAAACTTTGCTGGCGAATGATGCGTCAGAAGCGAATCAACGACGACCACGAAAGCTATTTGAAGCTGCTTTTCGGTCAACTCAGAAGCAAGAGACGCTCTCAAGACTTCGACTGGGAGATCGAATACGAAGACCTGTTATCGATTTGGGACGCCCAGAAAGGCAAATGCGCGCTCTCTAATCTGAACATGACGCACCATCGAAGGGGCGGGAAAAAGCTGCCATTTAACGCATCTATCGACCGAATAAATCACAACGAAGGGTACGTCAGGGGCAACGTTCAATTGGTCTGTAACCAGGTAAATACGATGCGTCATACGCTCAACATCGATGAGTTTTGGTGGTGGATAAAGACCATTTGGGAGCACCAAAATGGCTAGTTTTGACCAGTTCTGTGCGTCAGTGCGTCAGTTGTGCGTCAGTTACTCAAAACAACTTACGCAACCAATAAAATCAATGACTTACGCGAATTTGCGTCAGTTGCGTAAGTTTGTTTTTGCGTCACTCTGTTTTTGCTGCCGATTTGTTCAATTAAATCAATGGCTTACGCAATCTGCGTCAGTGCGTCAGTTGCCCTATATATATAAATATATAACTGGCGCACTTACGTGCGCCGAG